TTAATGGAAATTAGAGGTGGAAGACCAATGGCAACTATGAAAGTAGAAAAATTAGATGTTCCTGAAGTAGGTTCAAAAGAAGGTACAAATATTAAAGTTAATCTTGTAAAACCTACAAGCACAGGTAAAACTGCAGGTTGGAAATGGTTAGAAGTTCCTGAAAGTTTAAAAAATGTAAATACTTTAGTTTCTGTTGTTAAAGGTAATAAACATTTTTTTACTTTAAAAACAGATTTTACAAAGGGAGCAAATTTAAAAACATATCCTAAAAGTAAAGATGAACCTAGATTAAGACCTACAGTAAAAGGAAATCTTGATTTTGGCAAAGTTGTAGGTAAAATAAATTATAGAGGAAAAGAGCATCCTGTTTATGATACTATAAAAACATTTAAATCAGGTGGCATTATAAGGAATCCATATGACTTTACATAATGAAAAAGGAGAGTAAATGATAGTATTTAAAAGTTATGGAAATAATAAATATAACGTAGATAGATTAATTTTTTTAATAATGGAAATAAATATATTAAAAGAAAAAATAAGAGCAGAAGATACAGGTCACATTTATACAACAATAAGTACTTTAGAAAGTGAAATAGAAGAAATAAGAAAACACTTGACAAAGGAAGAAAATGATGCTATCAGATGAAATAAGCAGAGCATTAGATAAAGAAATCGAAACAATAAAAAATTCCCTTGCATATGGTTCAGCTTCAGATTATCATACGTACATGAACTGCGTAGGTCGCATTGCAGGTATTGAATGGGCAAAAGCAGAGATTAAAAACATAACTAAACGAATGTTAGATGAAGAGGATGACGATTAATGCAACAACCAAGTATGGGAGCAGCAACAAAGAATGATATGTGGATAACAGAGGAGCATGTAGAAGACCCTGCAGTGTTACCTGTAATTCCAGGATTTCATATTCTTGTAAGACCTATATCAATAAAAGAAAAAACAAAAGGTGGATTATACTTACCTGATTCTGTAAAGAATGACATTGCCTACTTAACCACAGTAGGTAAAGTTCTTGCAGTAGGAGACTCAGCTTATTTAGATGAAGCAAAGTTTCCAAAAGGACCTTGGTGTAAAACAGGAGACTATGTATGTTATGGTAAACATTCAGGTCAAAAGTTTTTTTACAAAGGTACTAAACTACTACTGTTATATGATGACCAAATTTCTATGGTTGTAGAAAACCCTAAAGATTTAGACCCAACATATAACTTATCAAATTAATTTCTTAACCTTGCTTGCAAAGTAGTTGAAATTAATATATAATCAAAAATATGCGTAAACTTAGTTTCGCAAACTATGGAGAAATGAATGACACCAGATAATGAGTGGTCTACGATTGATACTTCACAATCGCAAAATAAAGAAGAAGACAAAGTAGAGTTTGAAATAGAAGGACAAGAAGAACAGGAAGTTGTAGAAGCAAAACAACCTCAACCTGAAATTCAAACAAAACCTGAAACAACAGAAGAAGTTATACCTGAAAAGAAACCTGAAGCAAATTCTTCAGGAGCAGAAAAAAGAATAAGGCAATTAGTTCGTCAAAAGAAAGAAAGAGATGAACAAATTGAACAACTTATTGCAAGACAGGCAGAGCTTGAAGAAAGACTAAAGGCTCAACAAAAGGAAGCAGAAACTTCTTTTACTAAGAATTTTGAAACGACTGAACAGCAAATACAAAGTCGTATTGAAATGGCAAAAGATGTTTACAAGCAGGCTTTAGAATCAGGTGATTCAAGTTTAATTGTAAATGCTCAGGAAAATTTAAGTAATGCTCAGAATGATGCTAATGCATTAAAGATTGCAAAGCAACAGTACGAAACGCAGAAACCTAGAACTCCTGAAGTAACAGAAACTGCTAAACCTACTGCACAGGCACAATCAAGTGTAAAGTATGATAAACTTGCATTAGATTGGGCAGGTAAAAATCCTTGGTTTGGTCAAGACCAAGTAATGACTACATTGGCATTAGAGTTAGACCAAGCATTAAAAGGAGAGGGTTATGACCCTTCTGAAGAAGATTTCTATAATGAAATAGATAACAGGCTTCGTCAACAATATCCTGAAAGGTTTGGAGTTGGCAATCGTCAGCAGGAAACGACATCTCCTGCTCAAGTAGTCGGAGGAGCATCACGCACTCCTTCATCCTCGTCAAAAGGCAAGAAGGTTAAATTATCTAAAGAAGATATGAGACTTGCAGAAAAATGGGGAATACCTCTTGAACAATATGCTGCAGAAAAGCTGAAGGTTGAAAAATCTGAAGGCGATTATACTACAGTTTACAATAAATAGTGTGGGGAAATTAAAATGACACGAACAAGTACAATGGCAAAATCACGTAATATTGAAAGTCGTGAACTCAATAATAGAGAACAGGACATGGAATTTAGAGAGCCTAATATGCTTGAAATTCCAGAAAATGTTTCTAATCGTTTTAGAAACGAGGGCATGGCTCTTCGTTGGATACGTATAAATCTTCGTGGAAAAGACGATTATACAAATGTTGGCAAGCGAATACAAGAAGGTTGGCAATTTGTAGATATTAATGAAGTTCCTGAAATTCAACACACATCCTTCGTGAGGGATGAAGGTCGATATACTGGTGCAGTCTGTCGTGGAGACTTAGCATTAGCAAAAATGCCATTAGCAAAAGCAGAAAATCGACAAAAGTATTACGAGAACCAAAGCTCAGAAATGGTTGAAGCAGTTAATCAGCAATTAATGAGTCAAAATAATTCTCGTATGCCTATTAGAAATAATAGTAAAAGTCAGGTTACTAAGGGTAAGACACCTAGATTTCAAGATTAGTCTAGTGTGTAGTAGTCTTAGTGATTGTTAATTTTAATTTAAGGGAGAAAAAACTATGACTACAAGTGCAGCATTGTTTGGCTTCTCACCATCTCGTAAACGTGGTAATAACCCAAATGCGATTGGAACTAATGAATATCCTATAGCTTCAGGTTATGGTGCAAATATTTTTACTGGTGACCTAGTAAGAATAAATGCAGGTAACTTAGAAGTTATTACAACTACTACTGAAGTAGTTCAGGGTGTCTTCATGGGTTGCAGATATGTTGAGAATGGCGAACAAAAATTTAAGGCATACTTTCCTTCAGGTACTTCAACTACTGATGCCTATGGAATAGTAGCTGATGACCCTAACCAAGTTTTTGAAGTACAGGCAGATGCATCTGTTACTGCAGGAGACTTGTATGGTTCTCAAAACTTCGGAGTTGTTCTAGGAGCAGGTTCTACATTTACAGGTAAATCTGGACATGGTATAGATGCTTCAACTAGAACTACAGGAATCGCAATGGTGCGTACACTGGATTATGTAAATGAGCCAGGTAACCAAGTAGATGTATCAGCAGAAAGAGCTTTTCTAAAATTAAATACTAGATTAGTTCAGCATACTGACAACTTCTTGACACCTATCGTTTCTGCTCCTGCAACTATTACAGCATATTTATTAGGTTAAGGGGAGGATAAACTATGGCGATAAATAGAGCAAGTATATCAAAAGAACTTCTTCCCGGTCTTAATGCTGTTTTTGGCATGGAGTATGGAGAAGTTTCTGATGAGCATAAGCCACTATTTGAAGTTGAAAACTCAGATAGGGCATTTGAAGAAGAAGTATTATTTACAGGATTTGGTACTGCACCTACTAAAGCAGAAGGTGCTGCAGTTTCCTTTGATGATGCTCAAGAGTCTTTCACTTCAAGGTATACACATGAGACAGTTGCACTGGCTTTTGCGATTACTGAAGAAGCAATGGAAGACAACCTTTATGACACTTTTGCAAAATTAAGAGCAAAGGGATTAGCTAGAGCAATGGCTAATACTAAGCAGGTTAAAGCTGCAGATGTGTTCAATAATGGTTTCAACTCATCTTATGTAGGTGGAGATGGACAGCAGTTCTTTTCTGCTTCTCATCCAACTATAGGTGATGGTAACCAATCAAATACTTTAGGTGCAACTGACTTGTCAGAAGCTTCTTTAGAATCTGCATTGATTACTATTTCAAAAGCAAAAGATGACAGAGGTATTTTGATTGGTCTTCAGACTCAGTCATTGCATATACCTTCTGACTTGGCATTTACTGCAGACCAAATTCTAAATAGTACAATGTCAACAACTATTGGGGTTAATCCAACAACTGCTGCAAATGGTGCAACAAATGTTAACGACATTAACTCAATCAGAAATCAGGGCATGGTTCCAGGTGGATTTTTTGTAAATAGAAGATTCACTGATACGAATGCATGGTTCTTGAAAACTGATTGTCCTAATGGAGCAAAAATGTTTGTACGTTCTCCATTGCAGACTAAAATGGAGCCAGACTTCGATACAGGAAACGTAAGATTTAAAGCTAGAGAAAGATATAGCTTTGGTTTTTCTGACTGGAGAAGTTTCTATGGAGCTTCAGGTTCATCCTAATAGATGACTGTAAGTCAATAACTTAGAAAAAAGGGAGGGATAGCCTTTGCATCCTTCCCTATTTTTTTGTATAATAAATATATTAAGGAGAATTACATGTCAACGAATATTAGAACAGGATTTGTAACAGGTAGTGGAGCAGTATTAGATACTCTTTCAAGTGTAACTGTTGCAGATACAAGAGTAAGAGGTGTATTTTTTAGTGGTGTAGGTACATTCCTTATTACAGGAAGTCAAACAAATGAAAATGATAGCACTTCAGGAAGTAATATAAAGTTTGTAGGAACTACAAATGTAGATGCAGGAGACATTATGATACCTGATAGTGGTGTAAGAATGATAGGTCCTGTTAAAGTTTCTGCTCCAACTTCAACTGCAACTATAACAGTTTTCTATGGCTAATTATACATACCTAGTAAATGACATAATAGAAACGACAGAGAATGATAACTCTGACTTTACTAGTGCCATACCTAAATTTGTTAACAGAGCAGAGTTAAGACTAACTAAAGACTTAGATGACTATGGCTTAGTTACTTATACTTCAGTTGCAGTTTCAAGTGGTAAAAATATTATTAATCTTCCTGCAGGAACAAGGATATTAAAAAACTTTAATATTAATAATGCAGGTACAAAAATAAATTTATTACAAAGAACTGATGAATTTTTAAATGATTACTGGAATGTAAGTGCAAGTACAGGAACACCACAATATTATGCACGTAGAGATAACACAACTGTATTAATTGCACCTACTGCTGTGTCAACTGTTGACGGAGTGGTTGTGCATATATCAAGACCTGCAACATTAAGTTCTGTAACAAATACAAATTACTTTTCAGACTTTTGTTATAATGCCTTGTATAATGCATCTATGGTAGAAGCTTTATTGTTTATGAAAAACTATGAAGCAATTACTATATACGAATCAAGATATAAAGAAGAAGTTCAGGCTCTTCGCAATCAAGCAAGAAGAACTAGAAGAGACGATATGGAAACACCTGCAAGTCCTGCAGGAGGTGATAACACAATACTAGGGGGATTATAACAATGGCAATGACTAAAGCTGCAAGAATGGCAATGGAAATGATGAGAAAATCTATGCCTTCCAAATCAATGAGCCAAGCAAATGCTCAAAGAGTTGAAGCTGCAATAAGAAAAAATCCAAAACTTTATAAAGGATTATCTCCTTCTGAAGTTTTAAAAATGCTTCCACCTAAAGGAATGACAGGTCAAGCTATAGGAATGCCTATAAAAGGAAAGACAACTAAAAAGTTTGTTGGTGGTGCTTTAAAAAAAGGTGCTGAAATTGGAAAAGATATTTTAGGTAAATTTACTACATCAGGTAAAGGTGTTAAAAATAAAACAGGTCAAACTAAAACTATTGCAAGAAGAGATTCTATTCAGGATAAAAAAACTGGTAAAATAAAAACAAATCAGGGTAAGGGTAAAAATGTAGGTATTACTCAGGCTCAAGATAAAAAAACTGGTAAAATAAAAACTATTAAAAAGTCTAGACAAAGTACAATAGATAATAAAGTTAGAAATACTAAGGCATTAGCAGGTGCTAAAAATATAGGTAAGGCAAGTGTATTACTTGGAGGTCTTGGAATTTCAAGTAAGGTAGATAATAAAGGTGTAGCAGATGTTAATAAAAATCTAAAACTAAACCTACTGCAATGCCTAAACCTAGACCTAAAAAGAAAATGTACATGAAAGAAATGAGTGGCATGTCAGGTAAGAGTGCAAAAAATGCTCCTGATTCAAATGTAGAATTTGCAGTAGGTAAAGCTAAAAAGAAATTATTTGGTGGTGGTAAAGTAGGTGGCATGAAATCAGGACCTGCAACACCTAATAGATTATACTAGGAGAAAGATATGGTAGCATCTAAAATATTAAAAGGCATAAAGACTTTATCAAAAGCTGAAAAGAAAGCTAAAGCTCCTAAACCAAAAGCTATTAAACAAGGTAGTAAAGAGTTTAGAGAACTTGTTTTTAAAAAGGTTCAAGAAGGTAAAGCTAAAGGACAAAAAAGAATCAGCATTAATAATGTTATAAAAAAATCTCCTGATGGAAAAGGATTTGAAGACAAGCCTTCAAAGTATTATCAAACTATAGAAAGAAAGATTGACCCTAAAACAGGTAAAAAAAGAGAAAGAAAGAAAAGTTTAAAGGGTCTTACCCCTAAAGAAAAAATGCAAAGAACAGCTATGGTTTCTGATGCTGAAAAAAAATTAAAAGGTAAAAGAAAAGATACAGAAGGTTTAGGGGTAAAAGGATTAACAGTTAAATTAGCACCTAGAGTTTTAGCTTTAAGTCCTAAAGCTAAGGGAAAGTCTGCAGCTCAAATATTAAAAGAAGGAAGAGTAAGTCCTGTTACTAGACAGTATGTAAATCCAAATCTTATGGAAAGTATGAATACAGGTGTTGTTCCGGTTTTATCTAAAGAATCTAAAAAAATGAGAGCAATGGCACAACTAAAAAAACTTCCTGAAAATTTTTTTAAAAATAAATCAGAAGAGTTAGATGT